GGAAGATTGTCCACCAAACCAGTTTTTTTTAGAATACGTAGATAGACCACCAACCGCAGAGATATTTTTTGAAGATATGTTAATGGCTTTAGTTTTTTATGGTATGCCAATATTAGCAGAGAATAACAAACCTAGATTATTATACTACTTAAGAAGAAGAGGATACAGAGGTTTTAGCATGAATAGGCCAGATAAAATCTGGAACAAACTATCTGTTGCTGAAAAAGAAGTAGGTGGTATACCAAACTCAAGTGAAGATGTTAAGCAGTCTCACGCTGCTGCTATTGAAATGTACATACAAGATCATGTCGGTAGAAAACAAGACGGTACGTATGGTAAAGTTAATTTTAATAGAACTTTAGAAGACTGGGCTAAATTTGATATAAACAATAGAACTAAGTTTGATGCTTCTATTTCTTCTGGACTAGCTATAATGGCTTGTAACAGACATTTATATAAACCAAATGCCAATATAAAGAAAGAAAAAATAAATTTAAAATTTGCTAGATACAAACAATCTGGCAACAGATCAAAACTAATAGAAAATTAATATGGCTGAGTCAGTTGTAAAAAGTTATTTTCCAAGTCAAGTCGCAAGTGACTCTGAGAAGATGGGTACCGAGTACGGTCTTAAGGTTGCTAAAGCTATAGAAAGCGAGTGGTTTAAGCGTGACTCAGGTACTAATAGATTTTACGGAAATCAAACAGAGTTTCATAAACTTAGATTGTATGCTAGGGGAGAACAATCAATACAAAAATATAAAGATGAGTTATCTATTAATGGTGATTTATCTTACTTAAACTTAGACTGGAAACCAGTACCTATTATACCTAAGTTTGTAGATATAGTAGTGAACGGTATATCAGAGAGAGTTTTTGATATAAAAGCTTATTCACAAGATCCTTACGGTATAAGTAAAAGAACAGAGTACATGGAATCTTTAATAAGAGACATGGAAACTGAAGATATCGCTGAGTTCGCTTCAACTGCTTTTGGTGTTGATATTAGAGAAAATAAAAAAGAGGAACTACCTGACTCAATAGAAGAGCTAGAACTACACATGCAATTAACCTACAAACAAGCTGTTGAGCTAGCTGAGGAGCAAGCTATAAACACTGTTTTAAATGGTAATAATTATGATTTAACTAGAAGAAGAGTTAATTATGATTTAGTAACACTTGGTATTGGGGCTAGCAAAACTACTTTTTGTAAAAGTTCAGGTATTAAAATTGATTACGTTGATCCAGCTAATTTAGTTTATTCATATACTGATTCACCTTATTTTGACGACGTATATTATGTTGGTGAAGTTAAAAACGTAACTGTAAATGAATTAAAAAAAGAATTTCCTGATTTAGATGAAAAAAGTTTAATGGATATTGTAGGCCAAGGTTTTCAAAACTCAGGTTTCTACAATAGAAGTTTAACCGAATCTAATCAAGTCGATAAAAATCAAGTTCAAGTTTTATATTTTAATTATAAAACATACGCTAACGAAGTTTATAAAGTAAAAGAAACAGCTACTGGAGCTAGTAAAATAATAGTAAAAGACGATACATTTAATCCACTAATGGATGCTATTATGGAGGCTAAGTATGGTAAAGTTTCTAGATCTATAGAAGTTTTATACGAAGGAGCTATCATATTAGGTACTAAAAAGTTACTTAAATGGCAAATGGCTAAAAATATGATGAGACCTAAAAGTGATTATACTAAAGTTAAAATGAACTACAGTATGGTTGCGCCTAGAATGTATAAAGGTAGAATTGAGTCTTTAGTCAGTAGAATAACTGGTTTCGCAGACATGATTCAACTAACACATCTTAAACTACAACAAGTTATGTCTAGATTAGTACCAGATGGTATATATTTAGATGCTGACGGTTTAGCTGAAATAGATTTAGGTAACGGCACAAACTACAATCCACAAGAAGCATTAAACATGTTTTTCCAAACTGGTAGTATAATTGGTAGATCAATGACTAGCGATGGAGATATGAACCCAGGTAAAGTACCTATTCAAGAAATATCTAGTGGAGCTGGTGGTTCTAAAATGCAAAGCTTAATAGGTACGTATAACTATTATCTTCAAATGATACGTGACGTAACTGGCCTTAATGAAGCTTCAGACGCGTCTACACCTTCAAAAGATGCTTTAGTTGGTGTTCAAAAAATAGCAGCTGCAAACTCAAATACAGCTACTAGACATATACTACAAAGTAGTTTATTCTTAACTTCTGAAGTTGCTGAGTTAATAAGCTTAAGAGTTTCTGATGTTTTAGAGTATTCTCCTACTAGAAATGCTTTTATACAAAGTATAGGTACACACAATGTAGCTACACTAGAAGAAATGAACAACTTGCATTTGTATGATTTTGGTATATTTATAGAATTAGCGCCTGATGAAGAAGAAAAACAAATGTTGGAGAACAATATTCAAATGGCCTTACAACAACAAAGTATAGACCTTGAAGACGCTATTGATCTTAGAGATGTTAAAAACATTAAACTAGCTAATCAACTACTTAAAATACGTAGAAAGAAAAAGCAAGTTAAAGACATGCAAATGCAGCAGCAAAACATACAGGCTCAAGCACAGGCTAATGCGCAGACTCAACAAGTTGCTGCTCAAGCTGAGATAGAAAAGCAGCAAGCTATTACTAGTCAAAAGATGGAGTTAATGAAAATGGAAGCTGATTTTGAAACTAGAAAGCTACAACAAGAAGCTTTACTTAAAAAAGAACTCATGAATCACGAGTTTAAAATAAATCAAGAGCTTAAGAAAATGGACTTACAGTCTATAGAAAGTAAGGACAAATACAAAGAAGATCGTAAAGACGATCGAACAAAAATACAAGCATCACAACAAAGTGAGCTAATAGACCAAAGAAATAACAAAAAACCACCTAAAAACTTTGAGTCTTCAAGTAATGATATACTTGGTGGTGGATTTGGATTGAATTCTTTTGATCCAAGATAATTTTTTAATTTTATAATATTATATTATGGCTGAAAATCAAGAAAACGATGTTCAAGAAGAGGTTGTAGAAACAACAAACGTTGAACAAGACTTAGTAGACCAACAAGAAGTTGAGACTAAGGTAGAAGCAGAGGTAACTGCTCCAAAAAACGAAGTGTTAGAAGACGGTACTGTTAAATTAGATTTATCAAGCGTAGAAGAAAAAGCTCCTACTAGTGATACAAACGAAATAAAACAACCAGTCTTAGAACAAGAAACTGTAGAAGAACAACAAGTTGAAGAGCAAGAACCTGTTTTACAGGAGATTACTGAAGAAGAGGTTGTTGAAAAAACAGAAGAGTTAACAGAAGAAGTGGCTGAAGCTGTTGAAGAAGCTAGAGAATCTGGAACACCCTTACCTGAAAACATACAGAAAGTAGTAGATTTTATTGATGAAACTGGTGGTAGTTTAGAAGACTACGTTAAGTTAAATCAAGATTATTCTAAGTTAGAAGATAACGCTTTGCTTAGAGAGTTCTACTCACAAACAAAACCTCATTTAAATAGAGATGAAATTGATTTCTTAATGGAAGACAATTTTAAATATGATGAAGAAGTTGATGAGGAAAGAGATATAAGAAGAAAAAAATTAGCATTAAAAGAGCAAGTTGCAAATGCTAAAAGCCACCTAGACGGGCAAAAGTCTAAATATTACGAAGAGATCAAAGCTGGAAGCAGGTTAGCGCCTGAGCAAAAGAAAGCAATTGATTTTTTCAATCGTTATAATGAGGAATCAAAGATTAACGAAAAGCACCAATCTATATTTTTAAAGAAAACTGAAAATGTTTTCACCAAAGATTTCAAAGGTTTTGATTATTCCGTGGGTGATAAGAAATATAGGTTTAACGTTAAGGATGCTGATAAGATTAAAAATACTCAAAGCGACATTAATAATTTCACTAAGAAGTTCTTAAACGAAAACAATGAAATGTCAGATGCTAAGGGTTATCATAAGTCTTTGTTTACAGCAATGAATCCTGACTTGGTTGCTAATCACTTTTACGAACAAGGTAAGGCTGATGCTATAAAAAATAGTATTGCTAAATCTAAAAACATTGATATGGCACCTCGTGGTATTCACGAAAAAGTTGCTGATGTTAGTGGTTTTAAAGTAAGAGCTATATCTGGTGAATCTTCTAATGACTTTAAAATTAAACTTAAAAAATAATCATTAAAAATTAAACTATGGCTTTTAATTCAACGGGTGCTGCATTAGCGCACCTAACACCAAGACCAGACAAATCTTTATTTGCTGGCAATTACCTGTCTATTACAGGTAACGACTTTAATTTCACAAAACAATTCTTACCAGAAGTGTATGAAAAAGAAGTAGAAAGATATGGAAATAGAACTATTGGAGGTTTCTTACGTATGGTAGGAGCTGAAATGCCAATGGCTTCTGATCAAGTAGTTTGGTCTGAGCAAGGTAGAATTCACATTGCATTTGACGACTGTTCAATTGCTGCATCTGGAGACGCTGCTTTAAACAAAATTACATTTTCTAGTGCAGATAACGCTGCTTATGTTAACATTGGAGACACTGTTGTTATAAGTAAAGGTGGTAAAACTGTTAAATGTTATATCACTGCTACGCCTTCTTCTACTACTAGAACTGCTGTTCCTTACAAAGCTACTGCTTTAAACGGAGCTGCTGCTGGAGGTTTTGATAACACAGCCGCTACAACTGGACTTTCTTTATTTGTATACGGTTCTGAGTACGGAAAAGGATCTATAAATGTTGGTAACACTGTAAACGCTAAAAGCGAATACTTTAACAATTCACCAATCATTATTAGAGACAAGTATTCTGTAAACGGATCTGACACTGCTCAAATTGGGTGGGTTGAAGTTACAACTGAAGTTGGAACATCTGGATACTTATGGTACTTAAAATCTGAGCACGAAGCTAGATTAAGATTTGAGGATCAATTAGAAATGACTATGATTGAAGCTGAAAAAGCTGCTCACTCATTTAGTGCTGACCCTGGAGTTGGATCTAACAGTTTTACTGTTAAAGGTTCTGAAGGTATGTTTGCTGCTATCGAGTCAAGAGGATTAGTTTACTCTGATGCTGATTTCGGTGGATCTGAAGCTGCTGACGGTTTAGCTGATTTTGACCTTATCTTACAAGAACTTGACAAGCAAGGTGCTATCGAAGAAAACATGATGTTCCTTAACAGAGGAGTATCTCTTGCTATCGATAACATGTTAGCTTCTCAAAATTCTTACGGAACTGGAGGTACATCTTACGGTGTATTTGACAACTCTGAAGATATGGCGCTTAACTTAGGCTTCTCTGGATTCAGAAGAGGTTCTTACGATTTCTACAAAACTGACTGGAAATACTTAAACGATTCTACAACTCGTGGATTAGTTAAAGACATTGAAGGTGTTATTGTTCCTGCTGGAACTTCAACTGTTTATGACCAAGCACTTGGTAAAAACATTGCAAGACCATTCTTACACGTTAGATACAGAGCTTCTGAAGCTGACGATAGAAGAATGAAATCTTGGATCACAGGATCTGTAGGAGGTAACTTTACTTCTGATGAAGACGCTATGAACGTTCATTTCTTATCTGAGAGATGTTTATGTGTTCAAGCAGCAAACAACTTTGTTTTGCTAAAGTCTGCTGATGGAGTTATCGGTGACTAATTACTATTAACCAATGTAATTCTTACCCTCGTTATATCAACGGGGGTAATTATTACTTTTATTAAATTATATTATATCATGAAAAAACAAACAAAATCCATCGATGGATGGGAAATTAAAGACAGGATATACCACCTTATGGGTGAAGGAAATCCTTTACTGTATGTTATACCTAGTAGACATACACGTAGAAAACCTTTGTTATATTTTAACGAAGAAACTGGAGTGCAAGAAGAAATAAAATATGCTACAAACCAAACATCGCCACTAGTTAGTGAGCAAAAAGGTCAAGCTACTTTAGGTCATATTGCTTTTAGAAGTGGTACATTAGTTGTACCTGCCAGAAAACAAAATCTACAAAAATTATTAAGCTTATATCACCCTTTAAAAGGAGTAATCTACAAAGAGCATGATGAAGTTAAAAATGCTAATGCTGATTTAGAATATCTTGAAGCTGAAGTCGAAGCTTTAGTTGCTTCAAAACAAATAGAAATAGATCAAGCTGAAGCAATTTTAAGAGTTGAACAAGGAAGTGGAGTTAGCAAAATGTCATCTAAAGAAATAAGAAGAGACGTTATGTTAATGGCTAGAAATAATCCTTATTTATTCTTAGAGCTTTTGCAAGATGATTCTGTACAGCTTAGAGATTTAGGTGTTAAAGCAACAGAAGCTGGTATAATAAAATTATCACCAGACAATAGAGTGTTCTCTTGGGCAAGTAACGGAAGAAAGTTATTTTCCGTGCCATTTGAAGAGCATCCATATTCAGCTTTAGCCGCTTGGTTTAAAACTGACGAGGGTATGGAAGTTTTAATTACAATACAAAAGAAACTTAAATAGTACACATTATGGTAGAGCCACCGTAATGGTGGCTTTATTATAAAAATAAATAAACATGGCAGTAAGTATAGACACAGTATATCAAAGAGTTTTAGCTATAGCTAATAAAGAACAAAGAGGTTATATAACACCTCAAGAGTTTAACTTGTTAGCTAACCAAGCTCAAATGAGTATATTTGAACAATATTTTTATGACCTGAGTCAGTTCGAAGAAGTGATGCAGAGAAAAAATGACACTACTTACGCTGACATGATAGATCTTAT